TTTATGGCTACTCCAGTTTCAGCTATCACGTTACCAAATTCTGTGTATATGTCGTATAACATAGGTACCTATTTCCTGAATGACGGTAGTACTCTTACGTTCAACCCTTGGGCCAACTTGTACGGAAAAGTTCAAAACCAAGTTCCCGCCTACGGGTTGTATGTGAGGCCTGTAGTTAAAGTTTATATTAATATTATAACAGTCCCCGCGGTCTATGGACATATGATAGTAAATTGGTATCCCTTAGGGGCTAATTTAGCTGACACTGATTTTACTAATCAAGACCCATATGTCATAGATTTGAATGAGGGAGGCTTATATGAGGTTGATATTCCTTATGTGAGTTACAAAAATTTTATAAGATTTACAGATATGGCTGCGGAATCTCCTCAAATATTGATGGAAATTCAAGTTTCGTCCACAGATCCTCAGGCTTCGGCAAGCGTTTCTGTAAATATGGCAATAAAAGATTTGGGAGTTCGAGGAGTTTCTCAAATGTCTGACTTGTCAGTGAGGAGAGGGTATCATAACCCGTATTTTTCTTTTCCTCATGCGGCAAAGCAAATGGTATCTGTCGCAGGAGCAATGTATGGAGCATATACGTATGGCACATCAGCTTTGAAAACGGCTGATGCAGCAATAAAAGATGTTAAGAAAACTATAGAGTTGGGCAAAAACGTGACGGGAGAAATATCACAGGTGTTGGTAGGAAACGGCCAAGAACCGAAGCGAACGGAGCCTATTGTGGAAGAGATAGAAGAAGATGAAGTACCGGTAAGGAAAGAAGGCCCATCTACGAAAGCTGTAAAGAATGCAGAAATAAAATATATTGCAGACAACCCTTTGGGGACTATGACCGGGTCAGATATAAATTTGGAGAATTACAATACGAAGGGATATTACGCTAATGTTGAAAACATTGGTGATAATGGTCATCCCCATAAAGTCCTTGATATTTTAAGACTCAGTCAAATTGCATACACTTTCAAAAAGTCAGTTCAAGTAGGAGGAGTTTATGCAGTCACTATTCCAGTCAATCCTACTCGAAATTACTATCAATGGCATGACGAGGAAGTAAGTTATATGGGCAGATCTACACATTGTAACGTTATGTCACAGTTGTTTGCTTACTGGAGAGGTGGAATGAATTATAAATTTAATTTTTTTTCAAGTCCGTTTATTTCGTACAATGTATTGATAGCATTTTCTTATAAACCTATTTCCACTTCTTTAACAGCGACAGTGCCGTTAACTCCTTATTACAAAAAGGAAATAGTGGTTAGTGGTTCAACGTCAGTAGATTTTTGCGTGCCGTTCTTGAATGATAAGGATTGGATAGTGACAGGATACAGTGCAAGTCCGTTATACCAGTGTCCGCAGTTAACGTTGATGAATACAGTGAGTCAATCTACAGGATACGCTTCTGCACCGCTTGGTTATATGTACATGTTGATTAGCAATGTGAGAAGGACAGGTTCTGAAGCGCCTAATTTCATGTGTATTGTTTCAGCTCAAGCGGCACCAGATTTTCAAGTGCGGCATTTTTATCCTAGGAGGTTTTACCCCGCAGCATTGAGTCAAATGAGAATTAGAGAAAATACATATGAACCAGATCTTATAGAAGGACTGCCATATGGAAAGAAATACCAGATTGAAGAAAATGATTATGATATAGAGCATTTGTGTAGAAGGTGGTCAATCATGTATGGTCCTTTGGGTTTACAGCCTTACAGACATCTTCACGAAGATTGGTTTACGTCGGGGGGCACAACGATAGTCAGTTATAATCAAATTCCCACGGACATTTATTTGCCCTCTATGTTTTATTTTGTTAGAGGATCTTGGGAATTCAAAATGAAAGCGAATACAGTTAATTCTTCTCGCTACCCAGATATTCAATTTATGACTACAATCTTACCGGAATATATAGATGCTCAAATGCAGCCGAATTCGCAGCAACCCTTAATAAACAATGGCGCAGTAGTTAGGTCTATAGTAAATAATAGGGTGGTTGACGGTAGCTTTTCTATGGAGGGGGAAACAGAGTGGTTTCCGACGTTGAAGCCTATAGTTTATACAGATACATTTAATGTCTATTTCAACGTGGATCCCGATGACAAAGTAACTTTGTATTCTAGAGCGGGATGCGACCTACAATTAGCACTATTGGGTCCTCCATTCAATTTCCCTTATTGGCCGTTATATTTGGCCGCAGACGTGAATTAGTCTGCAAGATTTCTAGTTTTCCTCATAAAACTAGTGCCTGGCAAAGTTGCAACCGCAAGGGAGTTTTGTCCACTTAACGGACTAGCCAATGATGGGGTGAGCCATCAGCTAAGTAGTGAGGTCAATCACTGCCCGCTTTCTGAGTTTTAAATTCAATACGTAATTCAATGATTTCGAGGATATACGAGCAATCGCCTTGAATGAGAAGAGAAGGAAGAAAATTTAGCGGTT